CATTTCAATCAAGGACACTAAAATTCTTTATTCGAGCATAAAAAAACTTGGCAGTCTATGCTACCAAGCGACATGAAAAAAACAAAAACATTGAACGTAAAAGTACATCTATAGTGTACCTCTATTTATTTTGATTGTCTAATGCTTTGTATGCAATACACAAAAAGACTAGGGTTCTCCTAGCCTTTTTCATCGCTCCCAGATTACACCATTATCAGCATAAGCTACGTAGTCAACGCCGTCGATAGGTTTAACCCCACGACCTTCCATCAGAATATATCCGTCTTTGTCTCGTCAAAAATCGAGCATGTCAGCCACATCTTCCCAAGATTGTTCTTTCAACTCTTCAGCATATACATCTTCGATGATTTGTTTTATTTCTTTCTCTGTTTCAGTCATGAGTGCGTCCCTTCTTTCTGCAATAAGTTCCTCTAGCTCGTTCAAATCCGAACCCGTAGCATGATTTCTGATAAAGCTACGAGCTGACGAGCGTTTTGACAGATAATTTCTGTGTTCCTTGTTTTGTTCTGCCCATTTCTGATTCGCTTTTTTTTGTGATTCCGATACCGCCATATTACTGCCTCCTTATTTCGCCAACAACCACCATACAAGTAAAACAACCACTACACCGATAAGGAACGTGATTTTTTCCATCCGTGTTGTTTTTCTTACTGTCACCTTCAGATGATCATTATTATAAATGATTTTGCCTCTGTTGTTTTTCATTTTTTCTTATGTTAGAATATACTAAACAATAGTTAGGAGCTTTCGCTCCGAACTATCATTTCCAAACGATGGTTATTTTGATGAAAAAGATATTAATTTCAATGCTTAACTCTTTCATCCGTAGCCATCGTTTTTTGTTATGTTTAGCCATTCTATTTCCTCCTATGTTTGTTAAGGTTGTCTGTCACTCAACCTTACATTTATATTATAGTACATGTACTATATAAAGTCAACACTTTTTATAAAGAAATTCAGTTTTTTTGCAAAATAAAAAAAGCCCCAGCAAACGCTGAGGCTTCGACCACTACCACCATGATGTCCCTACTGTGGTCTGAGGGGAGGTGATATACTCCTTTTCGTTTTATTTTTTTGGTTCGTGGTCTTGATTAAGCGAATGAACCGAATGATGTGATACGTCGACCATTCTCTGATTGGCCGACTGCGACATAACGACGATTTCCAGAAGCTCCAATGTAGCTAATCCAGATATAGCCGTCAACGTCACACCAACCGTCATAGTTGATGGTTTCACCAGTTCCATAGACTGCCACGATTTCAGCACCTAGACCGGCACCAGCTCGAACGTTAAGAGCTGATACTTCAACCGTGAATGTTCCGGTTTCCTCGTTAATAGTAATTATACCATCAAATGGGGTCGGAGTTGGTGCAGGGGGTTGTGATTGACTATCTGTTGGGAAGTAGAACCAGCCGACGATGCCGTCAAAATTACGTGTATTATAACGAGCGGGACCACCGACATATAGGCTGTCAGCGTTGCCGTCAATATTTTGCTCGATAGTTCGCATGGTGTAGCCGTCTGAATCTTCGATAACCAGACCAGTGTGGCCGTAAGGATGCCCGTAGATGTAAGTGGTGTCCATGACGAATACAGCACCACGGCGTGGGCGGCTGTCAAGGTTGCCTTCTTGATTATACTCGACTTCGTAGCCTACTGCTGCCGCCGAGTTTAGCAAGTCAATGGCGTTCCCCCAAAGAGCTCGACCAAAGAAGTTGATTGAGATAGAGTTAGGCAGGTCAACACATTGTGTTCCCCATGCTCCGTCCGCATCGGTACCGACACCAGCGTCAGCTAGATTTTCTGCGAATTGAATAATGTCATTATCTGTTGCCATATTAGTAGGTCTCCTTATCGTTTCGTGGTTCGTGGTAGTTCAAAGCTTGCTCACTATCTCCGAGACCTTTGGTAGTTGGGTCTGGAATGATATTTAAGATGTTTACAATTGTCAAACCTACCAAATAAGGGTTTGATACAAACTTACCAAACAAGCTGAACACCGCATCCCAACTTGTCAAATCTTGGAAATTAATTCCAAAGTAAGTCAAGATAGGTAGTGCAATTGCAAGCGCTACACGGTACAAAAATGCTTTGTTTTTTGCGTTAAAACGAATAGACCAGTTAATTTTCATGTTAATTCCTCACTTCTAAATTAATGTATTTTTTATAAAGGGCATCAATGTACCCATTGCCACCTAATTTCTTATAGCTTGAGTGCATCTTGTGGATCACATCCGAATTGTGGACAGTGGTATATCCACGCTCTAATTCTTTGGAAATGTCACGCTCTAAGCGCAAATACATAGTTACCAAATGTGCTTCATCATGCACTACCAGCTTGTCATTTAACTCGTTGATTTTCTCGCCGTTGAATTCACCTAAATCTTGAACGACTTCAACCGATTCTTGAATGGTATTTAACTCTCCTTTAAGCTCACTGAATTGCTCTTTGTTTAAGTTAGCTGACTTGCTAGCTTTCATCCCAAACCAACCAGTCGCAACCACCCCAACCGTGGGGGCTAGGTGAGCTATTAGCTCAGAAACATTCAATGTACTGTACCTCTTTTATTTATTTAACACCCATTTTTTAAAACAATAAATTCTTGATAATTTCGTCAGCAATAGCCTTGTGTCCTAAATCTCCGGGATGGCTTGCCACACCAGCGTTGGTAATAGTGTAGTTGGAACCATCTGGAAGTCTCAACACCTTGCCCATTTCAGACTTATACTTAGCATCTTTTGAATACTGATAGATGTCAACGAATGTAACACCCAGTGGCTTACAGATACGCTTGATTCTATCAACAAAGTCTGGTGAAGCGTAGTAGATACCTACCCAATAAATGAGAGCTTTTGGAGATGCCGCCCTAATCCAGTTCACAAGATTAGGGATGTCTGTTTCAAGATTCTTGCGCTTCTCGTCAGTATTCAAGTTATCGCCAAACTGCAAAATGACAATATCTGTATCTAGGCCTAGTGACTGCTTCATTTTGCTGTCAAATGTCCCACGTCGATTATTTGGATCAGATTCCCAATCCGCACCGTTCCCACGCTCAACCACTGCGCTAGGGTTTTTAGATAAGATGTAGTTCTTAACCAATGTGAAGTAATCTTTGTCTGGCGCACTTGCAGCCATACCCATGCCCTTAAGCCACGGGTGACTTAGGATTGAGTTACCAAACACCGCTACACGGCTAGGAATATTTGAAACTGTTGACAGATTGCCATTGTTATCGACCAACAAGCGGAACTTAGTACCGTTCGGGCTGGTAATCATTGGTGTTTTCTTGAAAACTTCAAGTTCTGTAACGATAGGTTCGATTTTATCAGTTCGCTGTTTTAGGGTCTCTGCTTTCTCAACAGCAGTCTCGTTTGCCACTCGATAGCTAAACGGGATAGCTTGTCCTGTTTCGTACATAATCTTTCCAGAATACCCAGCATTGTTAGTAACGTGTTGAGCGTCTTGAATCAAATTACGTTCACCCTTCGAAGCATAGACACGATTGTCATGAGATTCAAAGAATAGCTGTTCACCGTAGAAGATTTCTCTGTCTTCACCACGAACGTTTAATGTATTGAAACCTGCTGAGAGCTCTTTTTGGAAAACACGAGGAGAAACAATCAAATCATTCTGGTCGATGTTTCCGATTGCGAAGTTGTATGTCCCTGCGTCCTTAACATAGACATCGATAGTGTCGATGAATCCACGGCTCTTGTCCCATTTTTTAGTAGGGCTCATATATCCGAGATTGTTAATCGTCGTTGATTGCGTTGAATCAATACCAGTAATATCTGCTCCAAATTGAATCCTAGACGTATCTGGCATGACGAACGGCACCTTAGAAGCAATGGCACTAGAGCCAAAATCAAGGTTCTCAAGATAATGAGCTTGAGCATTTCCGCCTTGGATGACCTTCGTAGGCTTGTCTGATGTCAAACGACTAATCAGGATATAGCCGTTTTCGGTTGGAGTGAAATCTTGATTGACTAAAACGTCTGTCGTTGAGAAGGTTTTAAGTTTCTTGCCTGAAATATCAAAGTAGTGAGTGAATACTCCACGGACGTTCTTTAACCCGTAAGTCTGGCCTGCTTGCATGTACAGCTTGGGATAAGTGCCCCAAGTGGGCGCACCGTAAGTCCCGTTTCCGTTTCCAGTCCAAACTTGACCAATTTTAAATGTGCGTTCATCAATCAATTGCTTGATGACGTTAGCAAAGCTCAGCTCTTCAGGTTTAACATCTAGTGTTAATTTAGGAATTTTAAGAGAGATATAGCCGTCTGGAAGATTAGAGAAGTCAACGTTAGCTTTTTTTAGGTCCTCAAGAGAAGCGTTAAACACTCTAGCGGTCTCATCTGGTTTAGAAGATACATAGAGCATGCAGTCTTCTGGTGGGATGTATTCCATAGTGACTAAGTCATCTGTTTCAGAAAACTTCTTAACGAGTCGTCCACCGTCACTAGAAATCGCAAATGAGAAGATCCCACGGATATTTGATAGATAGTATTTAAACCCTTTTTTAATCGGAATTGGCATGAATCGGAGCCATCCGTTAGAGGCCCATGTCCCAATTGATGTGTTGTTCCAAAGATAGACTGAACCTTCAATCTTATCTCTTAGAAGTTGCTCAATTGATTCTGTGAAGTCGATATTGTCAGCTGTCACTTCATCAACGTTCAACCCTCTGGATTGATAGACGCCACCTTCAGTCCATCGTCTGCCACTCTCATTAAAGTAGTACCATTTCCCGGTATTGCTTGCGACCACGATACCATTAGCGCCGTTTGGATAAGTACGCTGAATCTCTTCCAGCGAGCTTAGAACGGCCTTGGGTGCACTAGAGGAAATGGCATTAAGTTTTGATTCAATCCACTTCGTGCTCGCTTTCCCATCAAGGTTTTGGGCCATGTTGTCGAGACGCTCTGAGAGTGTATTGAAGGTGTCTCTTGATTTAACAACTTCCATGTCGGTATTTCCGCTTTTAGTTGCATCATCGTATGTAGTCTCTATTCCAAGGGCTATGGCCTCACGGACATCGGCCCCTTTCGTTTTCTTTCTAATAGCGTCAACGATGACGCTAATTTTATCGGTTTTTTCAAAGGGGGTCACATCATCATATAGATTCAAGCGTCCCTCTGCTTCAGTTTGTGGCATTAAGCACCTCCTAATTCATTTCGTAATCGTGCAATCTCAGATTCAATCTCGCTGATACGCTGTTCACGTTCTCTCTGACTTCCGTTGAATGCCGAAAGTTTAGCGTCATAGTCAGCTTTAGCAAGTTTGTAATCTTCGAGAGCTCTGTTGTATGCTTCTTTCTCAGCTTCTGTTGCATTATTCGCTAGCAATTTCGGAGCTCTTGGCTCGACAGGCTTAGATTGAGTAGTGGTTTTAAGCGAGGTTAACTGAGCGTTTAACTGGTCTAGTCTCTTCTGTTTAGCAGCAACAGATTGGTCTAGTTTGAGTTTTTCGATCGAGCTATCGGCTTCTTGCGTCTGCAATTGATAAGCTGATAGTGATTGAGATTGTGAGCCGATAGTTAAATCAACTGTTTGTGGATTCAGTATATCAATCTTCTTCTCTAAAATTTGCAATGTTTCAATTCCGGAAAGTGGTGCATTGATAATCTTGTGTTTATTACCAATTTTGAACTTGCTATATCGACTATCAATCAAATAGCGCTCAACTGCTGAAATCGTCCATTTAGCCAGTGCAATCTTTTGGTTTCTCAAATACTGCTTGCCACGAGCCAAGAGAATGCTAGGATTGTCAATTTCTGTCCAAATTACTGACTTCCGAATAAAACCAAACTCTTTTATCAGCTCTTCGTCGGCCAGATACATCTTCCCACCATTCACGCTTCGTATATCGAGCTGAGCCCGTGAGACATCTGGGCTTTGGTCTTCCTCTTGCCCTTCGTTTTGACTTTGCAAATCCGCACCAATTGGCACGATAATTGTGGCAAGGCCGTCAAAATCAACCTCTCGACTAGCTGATTTGATGTTTTGGCCTAGCTTGATTGGGCTTTCTTTTGTAGTCCCAATCTCTTTAGTCCAATCCACATACAATCTTGTGTTGAACTCTCTTAGCGTGAGATATCCACCGATGTTATTGATGATGCGTTCCTTCACGGTATCCCAAGTTGAATCATATCCGATGTAGCGGTATGGACGGTTTGATTTCCCACGAACAGTTATATTCCGAGGAGCTATCCGCTTAAAATCCTCGATTTGAGAGTTGGCAGATTCAAGGATTATCTTAAAATATTCCTCAGCTCCATTATTTGGAAGTTTCTGGAACCATTGAGCAGAATCATGGAAATATGACAAGAAGTCTTCACAAACGACCTTCTGAACAAATCCGTTAGTTGACATCTCATTGGTCATTGTTAGCACACGGCCGACAAACTCAACCTCGTTGTCCCTTAGGTTAACGACTTCGATGATAGATTTAAACTGAACCATCTTCTGGTACATCGTATGGTTTAAGGGAATTGCAAATTCCAGCTCGTGGATACTGTTGACAGCTTGCTTGATTTCACCAGAAACAATCTTGTTTCCAAGTGGGCTATAAGGGTCATGAATAACCTTGCGTGTAGCCGTAGTTCGATTGAGCTTGTCCCATCGTCTATCAAGGAAGCTAGGCCACCAATAGATGGCGTACCCTGCTTTCTTAGCTAAGCCAGCAGGACGCTCTGGCACTGTTACCTCTTTGCCCTCAAGATACTCTTTTGAGCCATTTGAAGTAACAACGTAGAAGTGAGATTGATATATACCACTGTCGCTATTGTGGTCAACTGTATTAATGGTACAGTACCAATCATCGCCCCACTTCAAGGCGTCGTACCAAACAAGGTCGTCTTGGCCAGAGTGCTCTGACCACGTTGGAACTTGTAACCCAGATATGCCATTGCTAGACTTTAGTCCCTTGACACGGATAGCATAGCCCGTGCTACTGACGTTGAAAATTTCAATACTATCACAAGATACTGTCATGCCATCACCTCGTTAGAGTAATGCATTGCTAGCGTTCCGTTTCCTTGAGCTTCGAAGTAGTTGATTCCGATGTCCAGAGTTAATGCGAAGTCTCTATTCTCGCCTTTCTTCAAATGATAGATAGTCCCGTTCGTGTCCTTCAAGGTGATATCTTCACTACAGAGAATTACTGGACTGATAGATGTATCTCCAGAATTAATGAAATAGACGGGTGTTTTCTTCTTCTCATACCCAAGAAACCATTTAGTCCATGTTGAGTTATCATTTTCAAAATCAAACGTATCCCAAACATCATCAAAATACTCATCCTCATGGAATGCAAATGGGTAACATTTGAATGTGATAGTAGCTACCAGATTCTTCTTAATTGGGTCGTCTGCTACTTTGATGTTCTTAATCTTAGCCATCCAGTAATATTTACGGTCGTGAGTATCTCTCAACTTGCGTTGTGTTTTGGTGACCATGCTTGACTTAATCTGTCTCTCAGCAATTTTGCGATTCTCATACGTGGTAAACGGTAGTTTGAATTCGTATGTAATCTCTCTTGATTCAAATACACGCTCACCAAGAGCACTAGAGAAGTCAAGCTCCCCTTGCATATAGGGGATAGACTCGACAATCTCTTTCTCATCTGGCGTTGGTGCTTCGCGTTTCTGTAGGTACCAACCTGCATCACGACTATTAAAATCGCCAAACGTGATATATTCTTTGATTTTCGTAATCATAATCTGTGTCGTCCTTTCAACGTTTTAATCGTGTCAATGGCACTGTTGAAGTTATTAACCGTACCACCAACCAAGGCACCATTATCAAGAACTATGTTTTGACCCTGTGCGACTTGGTCCTTGAGGTCCACAAGAGCGTCGATTACATCACTAAGCAAGCCTGCTGAGTGAGCAGCATAGGCTTCTTGACGTGCTGAGATTGTAGCGTCTGGAGTTTTATCACGCAAGACTTCCATCTTAAGCTGACTAGCCATGTTTGAGGTAGCGCCAGTGAGCATGGCATTAGCTCGAACATTGAAGCCGTTGACTTGATCACGGATATAATCGAGACTATTGGCAACCTCTGGAGCCGATTCATCGATACCTCGAGCAATACCAAGGCCAATCCACCAACCGACCTCATCACGGAATAGATGGGATGGTGAGTTGATTTTGGCTTTAGCTTGTGCTGCTCGTTCTGCTTGTGCCACGAGTGCGTTAGCTGCGGCTGTAACAGCTCCAAGAGCTGATCTCATACCGTTAGCAAGACCTTGGCCGATGTAAGCACCAGCTGAGTGGAATGCTCCGTACCCAGACCTTGCTGCAGCCGCTGCTTGGTTAACCGCTGATTGAGTAACTGACACTAATTGCTGACCGCTTGACTGCATGGCTGAAACCATTTGAGCGCCGCCTGTTCTCACTGCGGCAACGACTTGGTTCATGCCATTTCTCACCGCTGACACGATTTGATTCATGAAGGCTTGTGTGCTAGCAACCATTTGCATGCCACTAGAGCGTAGTGCTGCAGTCATTTGCATAGACCCAGACGTTACCGCTTGGACGGCTGACATCATACCTGCACTTACTGCCATACCTAGTGACATCATCGTAGCTTGTAATGTCATTGCTGCCGCTCCGACTGTAGCAAACACACTAGCAAGCATCATAACTTGAGCACTTACCATCGCAAGCCCTGCTCCTGCCATTTGGGCTGAGCTAGCAAGCATAGCAAGCTGACTAGATACCATAGTAGCCATCATGGAAACCATGCTGAAACCAGTCTGAGCAGTCATGAGCTGAGCACCAAACATAGTAACCGCTGACCCTGCCATCATGAGTTGTGATGTCATTTGCATCAAGCTAGTAGCGAACATCATGAATTGAGTGTTGAGCATAGTTATTGATGTGCCAATCATCGTGAATTGAGTAGCCATCATAGTTAAGCTAGTCCCTAGCATAGTTGAGCTAGTAGCCATCATAGTCAAGCTAGTTGTTACCATTGTTAGCTGTGTAGCTAACGTAGTCATGTTAGTAGTCAACGCTGTCATAGCCGTACCGATTGAGGTCAAGCTAGTGGTCAAGCCCATTGCTACCGTGCTGAACATAGTCAATCCAGTAGCCGCTTGCATAAGTGATGGGACTATCATCATAATCTGCGTTTGGAAGGCCGTGATAGGCCCTGCGATAGCAGACAATCCAGTTAGTGATTGCATAGCTTGACTTGAAAACGTGCTGAATGCAGTACCCGCTGTGCTTAGCAGTGATTGCAAGCTGGTGAATGACGATTGAATAGTTGTAATCGTGCTTGAGAATTGACTCAAACCTGCAACAGCACTTGATGCTGAACTAGACACCTTACTCATACCATTTCCAAGCTGAGTCATACCAGCACCAGCTTGAGCAAGTCCTGCTGAGTTGTTACCAATTGACCCAACACCTTTAGCAACCGCTGCAAGAGAAGCAGCCATGTCGCCAAGACTGGTGTTGGTAATTTTAACGACACCGTCAGCCAACTGGTTGAATCCTGCACCAGCTTTCTGTGCCGCCGTACCGATTGAGTTGAACACGTCAGCCAATCCATCAAGGACCGACCTAATAGCACCACCCATTGATTCAATGACTTTTGAAACACCTTCAAACGCTGACTTGATACCGTCTCCAATACCTTGTGCAGCTGTGCTGATTGATGTACCAACCGACTGCACGACATCGGCAATGCCTTGCAATGCTGTCCCAATCGCTGAACCGATTGAGCTGATAACATTAGCTACACCACCCAACGCCGTAGAGATACCTTGACCGATACCCATTGCAGCGGTAGCAATTGCCATACCAGCAGATTGAACCACGGTTGCTATACCTTGCAATGTAGTGCCAATCACGCCACCAATCGCTGAGATAATCGGCGCAATCTGACCGATGATTTGAACGATACCAGTAACGATTGATTGTAAGATAGGCGCAAGAGTTTGGACGACTGTAACAATGGCGGAGATTATCTGACTAACGACTGGTGCCATGGTTTGAATGACTGTTACAATCCCTTGAATCAAGGCCATAATGACCGGTGCCGTTGCTTGAATAGCTTGGACAATCACTTGTAAGACCATTGCAATCTGTGGCCCGAATTGTCCAATGACTTGAGCAACTTGAACAATGCAATTCGCGATAACCGGTGCGATTGCCACAATGGCGTTAGCGATTATTTGAGTTACTGCCGTGATAGTATTACCGATAATTTGGACGATCGGAGTAATTGCTGTGGCCACTTGGCTGATAGCTGAGCCTATAGCAGAAACTAGTCCGCTGAATGCACTAATAATAGCTGGCAACGTTCCCAAAATAGAAGTAAAAGCATTACCAAATGCCGTAATGGCTGGGGCTGCGTTACCAATAGCTGTACCAACGGCTTCAACGAGTGGTGAAAGTTTGGCAAGCCCTGGCGCAGCTTCACCGACCGCCTTGATGACGATACCGAATGCCGTGCCAAAGGCTTCAACGATAGAACCTGCTGCCTTCCCAATTGATTCAACAACAGTTCCGAACGCTGAACCTATAGAGCCAATAATTTGTGAAACACCGCTTGCGTGGCTTGCTAGTAGTGAGAACGAAGCAACGATCAATGCAATCCCTGCACCGATTCCGACGGCTGCGATAGCTACGGCACCACCGAACGAAAGCAAGGTTGCTGGATTCAATCCTTTAAGGCCTTGCAAGACAAGTTTCATACCTTGCCCGAAACCTTTGTAAGTTTCAGCAATACCTTTGAATATAGCTGTCAAGATCCCTTTGATTGCATTACCAGACGACTTGATGACGTTTGATATGCCGCTGAATAGCTGAGTAATGGTTGACTTAGAACGCCTAGCGCTATTAGCGGCTTGCTCTGTTCCTTCTGCAGCGTCCTCTCCGAATTTCTTGAATGGGTTTAGACTCTTGATGAAGTCAAGCCCTTTCAAAGCAACACCTACCGCTGAAATACCAGCCTTTGCAGTCATAAAACCTGCTACCATTGCCAGAATCCCGCTAGTGATACCGTTTAAGATTCCCGGCGGAATTGCACTGATAAACCTAGATATTGCTGAAATAACTTGAGATATCCAGTTTACAAGCGTTCCAAGAGCTGAGCCAATACCCGCTATGATTGACTGCATTTCTGAGCTACCCAGCACCTCATTGAAAGATGAACCGATAGCTTTAAGAGCGTTCCAAGTATCTTGCACTGCCGCTTTAAACGACTGAAATGCCCCCGTGTCAGCAAATGAACTGATGAAGCTTCTAACTGATGTTGTGGCAATATTCAAGGCTTGTGAGATGCCATTAGCAATGTCACCAAACACCGAACCAATACCCTGCATGAGCTTGCTACCATCAATCTTGCTGAATAGTTGCTTGATTGAGCTTGAGATGTAAGTAAAAGTCGCACCAAGGTTTTTCAAAGCTCCCGTGTTTGTGAAGCCTTTCCAAAGAGAAGATAGAGCGTTACCGATTTTATCAGCGATACTGTTGAAATCAATTCTTTCAATAGCATCGGTTAACCCTACGACTGCCTTGATACCGATTTGATTGAGTTTCTCAAACTGTGGCATCAATTTAATACCAATAGACTCTTTCATGCTATCGATAGCTTGGTCAACTGTCTTGAACTCTGTTGCCATCTTGCTGAATACTGGGTTATTACCCGCTCTAGTTATGGCATCAAAGAAGTCTTCAGTCTTAATCTTGCCATCTTGAACAGCTCTGACCATTTCATCGGTACTCATGCCCATTTCTTTCGCAACTGCGGCAATACCAGCAGGCGTTTGTTCCATCATGAGCTTGAAGTCCTGCCATTGAACCTTAGGTTTGGCAGCCATTTGGGTTGCTTGTTGGCTCAGTGTCTTCATGGCTTGTTGTGGATTCTCTGCCGCTGCTGCAAGACCACCGAAACCTTTAACAAGCTCGGTTGTATTCTTGGTTCCGACCGCTGCTAACTGAGAATAAGTAGAAGCCATGTCGGACGCTGAATAGATAGTCTTGGATGCAAAGTCTTGCAACTCGCCCTTGACTTGCTGAATTTGAGCAGTAGGCATGTTAATCTGTTGCATGTTGCCTTCAAAGGTCTTCCATGCTTTAGTTGAGCTATTAAGCTCACCAACCATGGATTTGATACCACCACCAATAGCACTGATTCCGCCCATGATAGCACCACCGATTAAGTTGGCACCTAATACAGATTTGAAGACCGAACCAACCTTACCAGCTCCACTTTTCAAGCCTTCTAGCGAACTCTTAATGCGTTTAGCCCCACCTTCAGCGTCCTTTCCGTCAAATAACGCCTTAATGGTGACCGTACCATCTGCCATAGATTATCCTCCTTTCTAAAATTCTTCTTCATACTCCTCTTCTTCCTCGATAATCTCGTTAGGGAGAGCATAATCTTTCTGAAGCCTACGCATTTCCTCTTTGTATTCTGCTGAATCGCCTTTCTGTGGCTTCCATTTCCGGATTTTGATAACTTCCATAAACTTGGTGCCCTCTGGTAGCCCAGAAAGTAGAGCGTTGAATTTCTTCCAATGGAGTTCGCCTTGGACATCGAATAGATCGATGCCGTAAGCTTGCAAGAATGACGCGTAGATATAATCACCATCGAAACGGATGTCATAAGGTGCCTTTTCCTTCGGTTCATCGCTTGCAGTGGTCTTCATGGGGTTTCCTGCCAAGTCATACTCAACATGGTTATCCTCGACTTCCGACAAGCTAATGTGTTCCTCGAAAACCTCGTTGAATATCTCTGCCATTTCCTCGACTGTGAAATCTTCTAGCGTCTCACCAGTCAAGATACGGATGCCAAAGTGAGGTTTAACAAACTCTGGAACATCTTCATCCCTCCACATTTCAAAGAGCTTCAAAACGTTGTTAAACGAAAGGTCTAGGGCGTACTCTTTATCATCGATTACTAACTTATCCGTTAATTTTCGTGATAGATCTAGCATGATTACTCAGCCAAATATTTTTCAAAGGCTGCCTTTGAGTTTTGATTCTCAAATTCAGAACGGATGCCGGTAATGGTTTCAATCAGATAGAACATGGCGATATTTGTTGATTCCCCCGAAAACGCATAGACAAGATTAAATGCTTCTTCATCGTCAAAGATTTGTGTAAAACCTTCTTTCACAAACTCCGTTGCCGCATCAATTGCAGCCTTGTTGTCTGTGCCTTGGATCGCTAGGCTCCTAGCTTCCAATTCTTTCCCGACTTCTTCCATGCGTTTTATATTGCTATCTGACATTGGGAAATTAAGTTGAAATTCACCAAAATCGACTGGAATGACATTGCTACGTTTTTTAATTACTACCATGTTGTTATTTCTCCTTTATACGAAAAAAGAGGGCAAGGGCTAACCCCCACCCTCTTAGTTGTCTTATCTTCTATATTTAATTAGTGATCAACCCACGCTTGATGGTGAGTTGGTGTCTGATGATGAACTAGAAGTCACTGCTGGTGTCCCAGTAATTCCAGTGCTTCCAGTGCTTCCAGAAATTGCCGTTGAACGTCCAGCTGGCGCTGAAGTGATGTCGTGCTTCTCTGGTGTACGAGACCAGTTAACTTGGAACTTGATAGTCTCAAGCTCAGACGCTTCACCGTCGCCGACCTCGATTTCAGAAAGTCGAGCAAGACCTTCCTTGTAAGATTTGCCGTCTGGCGTCACTTCCTTGTACCAAACGATGAGGTCATCAGCTACAGCGTCTTCTTTGTCAACGACAAAGTTTTGAGCTTTATCAGCGTAATCACGGTGTCCCTCAAACGAGCGACCACGAGATTTTGAAGTGATAACCTTCTCTTTAGTACCATCGCCATCAAAGTACGCTACATCATCATCTTCTGCGTCATTCTCTGGTGCAGATTCTTTGATGCCTTTGGCAATCCACATATACTTGTCATCAGTTGGTGGAGTATCTGGATGTTCTGGGTCATAAGCTGCAATGTAGTGCTTACGAATCGCATTTTTAAATTTAGCCATTAATTAAGGCTCCTTTCTACTTCAAGCCTTGCTTGCAAATCAAGCAAGTAAATATAAAAGCCCTGCTCGTCGGCATCGTTTAAACTCGGTGTCTCGACGGTCAAGGCTAGGAATATGTATGAATTGTTTGAACTTGGTAGCTCGAATCCGATTTTGGAAAGCTCAGTGTTTATCTTCCACAAGATGGCATTGGCCTTTTGCTGGTCTTTAGATTTGATGGCAATTTCAAATGGCAACGACAGAATCTGTGTGCCAGCCATATCTTCTTCTTCAACTTTGCCACCGGGTAATGCGTATATTACCAAGTCTTCACCTTCGTTTAAGTAATCTAAACGAGGTGTCAGTGGCAAACCTAGACCTGCTAGGAAGTCCTTCAGCACATCAGAAAAATCATTATTATTCATTATTTAACCCCCATAGCTTTAATGGCAACTTGTCCCCACTGCTTCTTGTGTTTAGCGGCAGCTTTCTTGTCCCAACGCCCACCAGTTCCAGGTTTTGGTTTATGTGCGAGTAACCTATCCTTGTTCGCAAAGAAGAACTTTCGTTGTTTCTCTGAGAAGAAGAGCTTAAGTCTACGATTGTAGAACCTAATTCTTGCATAAGGCGTTGACCAAACCAACGTATCAACGTTAGAATGCCCGCTACCTCGCAAATGCCCAGATTGTACTGGCGTGTACTTATTCATATCCATAAGCATTTGGCTACTCATGGCAATCTGACCACGTCTGACTGCTTCGGGACTGCACTTCTTTTCCAGGCCGTGAAGGTCAACTTTAACTGATACTGTAGTTCCCATCAGATCACCTCGATTTCATAGCAAAGAATTGTATGCTTAAAAGGGTGATATTGAGGGATAATTTTACGGATGATGTAGTCTCTGTGAGTGTCATTGACTCGACCATTCAACCAACTATCATCCAACTCAATGGGCGTATATTTCGGATAGACCATGAGAACCGAGAAATGATTCTCAGTCCGATTTTGACCACTGCCAGTGTGAGATACAGCCCTATCAAATCTAACGGGTTTAAGAGTTTTGGGCTCATCATATATTACTTTCCCCCAACCATCCTTCTCTCCCGCTGTTTTTTGAATCGTGACAGTATCAACTAACATACGCTTATCTATCATAGCCCACCGCCTTACAGCCAAATCCAGCTAACATAAGCCAGTTTAGAGCGTCAAGAGATAGATTGTACTTCTGACCACCGTTAGACGATTTAGAGCCATTCTGATAGCTTACATGAGTGCGTCCGACAGTCATGCTTGCTAGTGATGTCTTATCCTCAGCGGTCATAATGCCACTAGATTCGAGATAAGCGATTTGAAATGCGACTGCTTTCTTAACAGCCTTCTTGCGTGACTCAAAATCTGTTTCAAAATCGGTGAAATCGTAGAAGTTCTTGATATACAAGTCGACAGCCATCGCTGCACGAGCTTCTAGTTTTTCGAAATCTTCCACTGCTTCAAATCCAAGTTTAAAAAATTCTGTTTCGGTTAAATATGTCATTTAACCACCTCCTTCTGCTATTTTAGGAGGTCTAAGAGTTCCGCTTTGGTAAGCGCTGAAATACCAGTCAAACCTCGTTGTTGTGCGATGATTCGCAAGTCAGCAACGGTCTTGTCTTCCAGCGTTTCAGTCACTTCTTCTTGAACGTCATTAACGGGTGCTGTTTGCTCGCCGTTGAAATGACGACGCATTAACATACCCATTAAGCACCTCCGAATTTAACGACTTTTGAATCGTCATAGAGATAGACACCGTAGTATTCATCACCAGAATAGACAGTAGTTTTTTTCAAGATGTCACGGTCATTCTCAATCATGACATCACGTTTCAAGTTGATTACGAATGCTCCATATTTAGCATCGTCATCTGTGTCCGTTTGAAGTGAAGAGACTTTAACAAGGAAGCCTTTACCTTCTTCAACTTTCTTAGTGCGAACGATTTGCACGCCAGCAACTTCACCGAAAGTACCAGACACGACAACATCAGCACCAACCTCTGAACCTTTGAGCCAGTTTTGACCGGCGTCAGCACGCAATTTGATAGCGTCCTTTGGATTGATAAGGGCCACATAGCGTGCATCTTCTTCGTCTGCGAAGATTTCCAAGGCTTTGTCAATGTTAGCTACTGAAACCGGGGCTTCAGTGATGTTTTGTGTCGCAGTTTTGGCAACTTCAACGATGTCGTTATCGACCTTGTTAGCAATAGCCAATGCAATCTGGTTAGTAGCTTCACCATAGACATTACCGTGACCAACCAAAGCAGCTTTATCAGTGATTTCGATAGCTTTACCTGCTTGCTTGATCTTCATTTTTGTTTCTTTAGTCCCAAGTTGGTCGATTGGAATAGCTTGACCTTCAGTGATTTCAGTGGCATCACCAGAGTAAGTCCATTGTGGGACGGTCAATTCATCACCTGGACGACCTACAAGAGTGGTGTCGATAAATGCAAGAGGTGTGAATTTGATGAGTTTAGGCAATTTAGCTGAAACCATGTCAGCCATTACCTGTGGATTGATGACTTGTGCAGTCGTTGTTGTTCCAAGAACCATAGATTAAATCATCCTTTCAGTTGTTGATATAGCTCTGGGTCTTTATCAAAAAGCTCTTGACGCTCGTTGATACCCATACGTTTAAAATCTTCTTTGGTAATCCCGTTCTGACTAGCAGTTGGGTTCCCACCAGCAAAGATTTTAGGCTGTGCCGCTTGTTTCTCTTGCTTGAATAGATATGGGCTTGTTTCTTTCAGTCCTTTAATAACCTTGTCTAGTTTAGGTTTACCAGCTTCATCAAGTTCGATTTCGTCAAAATTGATAAATTTAGCAAGGTCATCCGAATTGTGAGCATCCACATCTTTCAAAGCTAGGCGAATAGCGTTAGATTTGGTAACTTGAGCAAGATTAGCTTCATTCTCAGTCTTGTAAGTGTCAAATTTAGCTTGTAAGTCCGTCAATTGCTGTTTGAGTTCCTCACTCGCTCCCTCTTTGGCTTGTAAGTCGCTAAGTGCTTGGCTTTGTTGCTCAAGTTGTTGTTTAAGACTGTCGTTTTCAGCTTGTAATTCAGATTTAGCTTGTGCTTTAGCGTTCTCAATCCCAGAACCGTACGCATTCATTAAGGAATCAATCACTGCCTTGTCTTCGATACCAGCTTCAACTAACATGTCACGTTTTAAACTCATGCTTAAAACTCCTTTGTTTTACGTCCAAGGGACTGAATTTGCCTAGTTTTACGACATCCGACAGGTCAAAAGAAAAACCGCATCGAATTCGATACGGTTTCTAGTGGTTTATAGCAATTTATTACATGAAAAAAGCACCTAGATTGTTCTAAGCGCTAAGTTTTTACTAATTGCTTTGCCTTTTCATAGTAAGGCTTTAGGAAATTCTGACACAGTTCTCTATTTTCGGTATCCTCCTCAACATAGAAATAATACATAGGTTCATCATTGATAAGGTCAAAAAGAGGCTCATTTTCTGCCAACCAACCATCAGCAAAAGCCTCATCTTCTCCAAGTTTAGCTGTTAGGTCAAGAAAAAAATCATAGTAATCAATGACATCACCATTCACGCCTTTTTTTAACATGTTTAAGATAATACTTGAATATTTCATTCCTTAATCTCCGTCAATGATTTTGCGGGTTTACTAGTCTTCATGAACGTGACAATCTCATCAGAGTTGTTTTCGTATATCAATAGCAAACGGTTATAGTATTTAGCTTTGCGCCCTTTGTAATCAGATTGATAGTTTAGTGGCAGACTTGCAACCGCCAGGATTGAGTCAAAGTTATACATTATCTGCCCGTTAGGTCTACGCATTCTAGCCATATACTGGGATATAGCGTGACCACCAAACTTTACACCGTGCTCTTTGAAATTGTAATAAGCGTCCACAGCTTGCTGTTTTTGTTTGTCTGTCAGTTTTTCCTTGGTACTAGACCAGACATAAGCTGCAACCTTGTTATCCTGTCTCAAAGACTCTTTTTCAGAACGGCTCAAGCCTTGGAAATCACTATAAGACTTGGGTGCTTTATTTCCCAAATTTTGTAGTATTTCATAGTACTCCTTTTTAGAACGTTTATCAATAGTTTTGTATAACTTTTTAACAGCGTCATCATTGTGGTAGTACTTCTCTCTAGCGTAATCACGATGTAGAAACGGATGTTGTTTGAGATAGTCTCTCATGGCTCCCTGTTGGATCCTAACCTTGCTCTTATACTTGTCTATCAGCTCTTGATTGCCTAGTTTCTCTGCTACATGCAACATCTCCTTAGATTGTCTAATAGAGCGTTCAATGGCTCTCTGCTTAGATTGAGCATTAGCGTTTTCTATTGCTTGCTCTGGCGTTAAGTTTTTCAAGTCATCGTCAATATCTGGCATATAGTTGGCCCCTGGAATAAAAGGGGTCATAGTATGCCCACAGTTTACCCCTTGACATCCTCCGGGTTTACCATAGCCATAATCGTCAAGGGCAAAGATTTTAATGCCTTCTTCCGTCCTAGCTTGACCAGTAGTTACAATCTGATGCTGCAATGGCGCACACATCTCACGAGCTGCAGGCTTCATCGAGTAATAGAACGTATCAATACCCAACTCTTGAGCTGGTCTCATTCGCATTTCATTGAATGTACGTCTAGCAGTCGTTTTAATAACCGTCCTAGCGTAAGCGTCAGCTCTCTGCCTGCGTCCTGCTCTATCAGTGTAGCCATAGAATCCACGCTCTTGAAACTTCATTATCGTTTCATCTAGGGCTTTCTGAGGTGTTGCCATGCCAGTGATTACTTTAGCTACCGTAGTCTCAATAATATCCTTGTAAGTAGCTTGCACACTCTTTGGCAGTGTCGTATTGATAAGGTTATGAACATCATTAACTGCTTGATTAGAGTAGCTGATAAGGTCTTTCATTACCTTGTAATCGTAAGCGTTAGAATTTAATTGAGCGTGAGTGTCCTTATAGACTTGATACCCTTCATTCTCAATAATGTATCGAATCTGTTTCTCAGCGATACCAGAATACTCAGCAATGAGTTTAATGTTGTGGTCATTCAACATCCCGACGTCTGCCATCTTCTCTAGTTGCCATAGATAAGGCTGTTGGTCAAGGTAGTAAGTCCCACGGTCATGTAGTCTCTCAACCACATTGTCGAATAGGTCGTTACATAGCTGACGATAGATGTCTGAAACATTATCAGCCATCAACATCAATTGCTGGTCATTCAGCTTGATAGGTTTCTTTTTAGCCATAGCCTATCACTCCCCGTAAATACTAACCTCTTCATCCGTCCTGAAACTATCAGCACTTACCATAGTTTCATCGTTGATTGCTTGGTAAATCTCTTGAGCTTTTTCTTCAGTGACGTTAAGAGTCTTCTCAATGGCCATCACTTTCGGAGCAAGTCCAGACGCTACCATCTTAGACCAATAATCAAACTCAGCGTTACGATCAGTAAAAACACCATCGTCTAAATCGACACTGATTTCATCCATTGTTGGAATCTCACCAGCGTAGAGGTTGTAGATTTTAGCAAGCTCTAGGATTGAAATAACTAACTCTTTCAATGATTGCTCTACTAGAGTAGCGATAGAGTTCCGCATTTGATACGTGTCTGATCGCTCTGATACTACCTCTGTAGCGGTCTTCATGCTCTTGCCATCAAAACTAAACATGCCAGCAGACACGCCTAGTTGCATTTCAAAGATACTTAGACCCTTGTTGATTGCTTTGATGTAATCGTCTGAGCGGATATCTGTTGTAAGGTCAGTGATGCCGATACCCTTATCCATATCGCCAGTGTCAAACTGTTCATAAACATTACGCCCTGTCTCAAATTCACGCCTAACGACAATCTTCTCACCGCTTGCGTCAACTTGCGTGTCAATCATTTGAGTAGGCACTGCCACACGACGCTGACCCATCTTGACTTCCCACATAAATTCATCATACGTTGTGTTGATAAAATCCATGGTAGTTTTAGCGTTGTCAAAGATAGATAAACCTAAAGGACTGTTGATGTCCTTGTTGTTCATGCCAGGCGGTTTCAAGTACGTAAATAGTGGTCTTGTAAGATCGTTTAACGTTACAGTTTCTTCTAAATCCTCATAGAGTAGCGATAGAGGCACACGTTGACCGATACGGGTCTTAGACTCTGACTCGTATAACTCATTAGTTATCGTGTAGCTATCCTTAGACCACTCATGGAATTCGATAAGGCTGTAGTATTTAGTCTTCTGACCTTCCGTTTTAAGTGTTTTAGTCACGATTGCAGCACTTGATACATCTTGAGTATTCGATTGCAGTGGCAAGAATACTGGGGCTTGCACGAATGACACTCTGACACGGTCTTCGTCAACGTATGGACGCATAGCCAAACCCCCAAGGGCCAAACAAGACTCTAAATAGCGCTCAAAGTTCTTGCTAAATCGGTCAGTCTTAAGCGTTTCATTGATGAATTTATTAGCCGTTTCATTATTAACCTGTATCTTTGCTTGCTCATTGAATACAAGACTGGCAACCTTCTTCGATGCTGTACGCCCAATAGGCAAGTGGTTGAAATCACGTTTTAAATGTGTTCCATTGCTATCTCGATAGCTTACACGGTCAAAACTGCCTGCAAAATAGCGCAGATTGTCCATGATACGACTATATTCCTCTGGTGAGATAGCAATTTTTGGGTGGTCTGTGATACTGTTTAGACTTTGATTAGTTATCACGTAATTACTCCTTTTGAAGATGTTCTTAATGGTCTGTATGATTCCCATCATTAGCTCCTTTAAGCTTTCAAATCTAACGCCCTAGCGTTATCTAAAACGAAATATTTCATAGAGTCGCAACAGTGGTCATCCTCTTTAATAACTTTCGGATCATCAGAATGTATCGTTTTCTCATCGTAGCGATACATCTTGTGTTCCTCGTAGAATATCTTATTAGCTGGAATATCTAAGTAATAGAAGCGTCCTTCAGCTAGTAAGCTGATAACCATATCAATCATGGTTTGATTTTTCTTTTTAGCCACTGGGTGCCAGCGTTCCCTATAATCTTTGAAGTATTGGTTTCGAAGCGCACCTTCAGCGCTATCAATGGTCATTCTCAGTTTAGGCACTCGGTACTGTTTAAGTACCTTGTCAATGAAATTACTGATCATAACAGTTAATTCGCTAGGCGCCTTCTTAATCACTTGACCAGCGGGACTGTAATAGAATGTATCTAACAGAATCACATTGCCCTTTGCAGTCAACCCATAAGCGCCGCATGCAGTTGCTGATTGCTGGTGCCCTGTATCCATTGCGAATGATATTCCGATAAGTCTATCGTCCGTTGGTAGACTGTCGATAGCGTGAAACGTACTCATGTTATAGACCTGATTACCAAGTCCAACTGCTTCACCAAGGTATAGATAGCGGTAATAGTCGTAATCATTCTGCTTAATGCGTTCGATATCCTCCAGCATTTGCTCGGTCACGAAACCTAACTCATCATCGAGATAAGTGCTTGAATGTGCTAGATAGTTTTCGTTAGTCTTAACCTCTTCAAACCACTCGTTTATCCAGCTGTATGGATTCCTAGGTGGATTGTAAGACCAAAAGAACTGCACAAACGGAGCCTTATCATGCTTCTGACGCATGAAAGTGACGTTTGATTGGTCAAAGTCCTCGGCGCTGTCAAACTCAGCTGCTTCCTCGTACCAAACAGCGATAATGTTCCCGATGTCATTTGATTTTAGTTTCTGGAAGTCATCTTGTCCGTAGAAATAAAAGGTAGAACCAGTCCGCTTGTGAACTATCTTAAACGGGCTTACAGTCGCTCTAAACTGATTGTCCAGTCCAAACATACTGATAGCCCATTGAACCTTGTTAAACACGCTGTCACGGATTGTATTTGCTACCTTACGAATGACTACCACGTTAGCTTTTTCGCCTTGCATGATGTACTTAATCATCATATAGACAAGTTTCAGCACGATAACCGATGATTTAAATGAGTTACGTCCACCTTTTAAGACGTTGTAAGGCTTTTGAGACTGCCAAACCGTTTTGAAATTAGGGTTCACATTCTTCTGAATATCAATCGTTGTCATTTGGGATATCCTCCCATGCGTTGACAATGTTGAGGTTCATTGTGCCTTCAATACCGCTATCAAGCTGTTCTCTTAGTTTTCTAATCTCAAGTTCCAATTTCTCGGACTGTTTAGCCGTTGGATAACGTTTCAAGATTTCAACAATTGCCTTGATAACTGTATTGTTGTCAGCCTTCTTCATAAGCCTCTCAACTTCACCAGTCAATGGATTCATCATGAGGACTTCTTCATCACGTTTACCTCTCGCAATGTCGGATAGGATGGACAAGGCTTCTTTTGCAGTCATGATATTTGCATCGTGCATCTTCTCGATTTCGGCAGTGATAAAGCTTTTTATTTCAGCTTTTTTCAGCAATTTCTCAGCTTGTGCGCCTGATGTTTTTGGGCTATACCCAGCATTAATTGCTGCTTGTGTGCCATTCCCTAGTTTGATATATTCACTAGCAAATAGTTTCTGTCGTTGATTTAGCCCAATATGTCCACCTCCTTCACTGCTAGATTTTTTGTGCATAAAAAAGACAACCCACAAAATGAATTGTCTCCGTTTTTCTTCGATAATACAATAATACCACTTTAAACAGTTGTAAGGCGCCGTGTTTTAGCCGTCAAAATACCGAAAATTCAGCGTTCTACGACTAATTGACCATTTCTGTACAATTCTGCAAATGCTAGGATAGCATTATTTAGCAATTCCTGAAAGGCCGTCCTCTCAAACCCAATTGACTGTGCTATTTGCCAATTTGGTTGGGGCGGATAAGCTAGGTATTTCTCTATCAAAATTCTGCGATAGTCTGGACGGTATAGCCCGCTGACTGCTTGCTCTATGGCTTCTAGCTCGTTCAGTGCATCGACACGCCTAACTGCAATATTCTCCACCGGTCTACTCACTCCACTGCCACCTCTGGGCATAAATGTGAATTCCTGTGTTATTTTCTGCTCAGCGCTATCGTGTGCAATCTCTCGCCATCGTGGGTATTCTCGAAGTTTGCGTTTGCAACGTTTGATTGTTGCTTTTTCATCAATTTCCGGCAATAGCATATTAGGACCCTCTCTGGTATAATAGTAGTGTTGATTTCCAAAGAGTGCCGGCCATTGCGTCGGTCTTTTTTTATACAAGAATAAAGAAGGATTAGTCTATCACCTCCCATACGTTATATTTAGCC